AAAACATCAACAAGGAAAAGAACTAAGCCATGTCATTTTTGACTCTACTGGACATTCAGAAACGCAATGGTTCGGAATCCGACATCGGATTGATCGAAGAAGTGGGGCGCTCCGCCCCGGAAGTAACGCAGCTTGCTTCCGTCGTGGGCTCCAAAACCATCGTTAAAACCTATGTACGCACCGGCATTCCCCGAGCCCGGTTCCGCCCGGCCAATGCACCCATCGGTTACACGTCCTGCACTTACGAATCAAGGAACGTGGAACTGTTTCCCATTTCTTCCATCGTTTTTGTGGATCATATTACGTTGGAAAGCTCTGACGACGGGGAAGCCGCCGTCCTGGCCGATGAAGCTTCCGGGATTACGGAGGGGGTTCTTCTTTCCCTGGGAGCCCAGGGTTTTTACGGAAAGAAAATCGACAAGAACGGTTTTCCCGGACTTCCCGATTTCATCGACGATACGATGATCATCAGCGCAGACAGCTCCAAGGCCGCCGACAATTACGACGGGACGTCCGTATTTGCCGTTGTGGAGGGGCCTAAAGGCGTGCATTGGCGCTGGGGGCGCGACAAGGGAATTACTCTTGGCACGTTCAAGGATGCGCTTATTCCCGGCAAGGATCCGGAAACGGGCGAGCCGGGTGCCATTCCCGGCAAGGTTGCCGATTTGACCGCCTTTGTCGCCCTGGTCAACAACTCCAAGCTGTCCGCCGCACGCCTGAAGAATATCGGCACGGCAGAAGGAACGACGCTGGATGACGATAAATTGGCGGAACTGCTGGCTTTGTTCCCGGCAGGCGTCCGCGTGACGAAGTTCATCATGAACCGCATGGCCTTGGAGCAGC